TTATTTAAGGCTCCCAGAGGTGGTAACAACCAAGTTTTGCAACTTGATTACTGCTGCTGCATTTGCAGCGATTGCGATTAATGATTCAGTGCGCTGCGACTCTTGCTGCAGCTCGTATTGCTTCATGCGAGTCAGCAGGTCAGCGATCTGCAGGCCGGCCACTTGAAGCCGCTTTTCCTGGCTTTCGTTTGCATCTTTTTGCTGAACCCCACGCAGCATCTCGGTGATCATCACCGTGGCCTGCGAGGCAAGCGGTTCGGCCAACGTCAGGTTGAGCCCGGCGGCGGTGCTGTTGATCGTGACGCTGTCAGCGGGCAACGCTTCGAGGGACAGATCGTAGGCCAGCAGAAGTTCGGTGTTGGCTGACTTGTAAGTCAGCGCCTCGGTTGCGTGCGACCAGACCGCGAGCAGTGTGCCGTCGCTCAGGAAGAAGCCGACCTCCCGCACCCAGAACGCGGCCGAGTCGTCAGCGACGGCCGTGAGGTGAATCAGCGTGCTGCTTAGCTTTTCGCCGCCAGAAATGGGGTACTTGACCACCTGGCTACGCAGCGTCTTTTGGTCAGCGTTTGGCGTGTAGCCCGCAGAGCCGAGGCCGATGTGGGAAATCTCGGCCGACAGGCCGGTGCTGGTGGCGTTCCAGATCGCCGACAGGCCGGCCTTGGTGATCTGGGGTTGCAAAGCGGTACTCATAGAACTGCCTCCATCGTGACGCGCACGACAGTACGGTGGCTGAGGCCGTTGGCCGCCAGCAGTACCGTGTCGTTGTGGATCGATACACCCTGCGCCTCGGCAGACCAGCGAGAGACGCAGCGCGGTTGGATTGCGTTGGCCAGCAGCAAGGCCTGCTCAGACGGCGGCATGGGCACCGCCTGGGCACCACCGGAATGCCGCTGCACCTGTTGCAGCCGCGAAGCATTGACTAGGCCTAGGGCCTGGTCAGACGGCGGCATGGGGATCGGCTGTGCCTCTGCCGAGCGACGCACCCACCCCTGCAGGCGTGAAGCGTTGGCCGCCAGCAGGCCGCCGTCGAAGCGTGCGCCAAGCCGGAAGGTGTAGTGGCTACGCTCGTTCTTTGCCGCGTCGACCAGGGCGCGCAGGCGCTCCTCCAACTGCGGCGAGATGATCGAGCCTTCGCCAGGCCGGTTCTCGTTGGCCCATGCCGTGACCTGGAACGTGTAGGGCGCCGCGTTGGGGATCTCGCGCCAGTCCTTGTAATCCGCGTTGACCCGCACCGCCTTGAGCACGCGCCGGATTGCACCGACCGTGCCCTTGGTCTTATGGACAGGAACCGCTTCGTGGATCAGCTCGCGGCGCTGGTCGTCGGTATACGCGGCCTCCCAACCCTCGACCTTCCACGACCACGCCAGCCAGGGCAGGAAGTTGGGCGGGCAGCGCGCTGAGTCAGCCACGCCCCGGATAATGTCTGGGTCCAGACCTTGGTCCCGAGCGGCTTCGAGTGCACGCTCCAGGTACGTGGCGTTCGATGGCAGCAGGCTCATCCAACCACCCTCGTGATTAGCGAGATAGATGTGCAGTTGGGGTAGTGCCGCTTGTCACAAGTGATGTCGGCGGTGGGCTTCTTCAGGTCCACCCGGCGCACGCCCTGGACATGCAGGGCGGCATACACAGCCGAAAGTGACAGTTGCCCTTCCAGATCCCTGGCTGCGGCGATCGCCTTATCCAGGCTGGCCCGGGATGCGGCCTGGACCACTGATGGTTCGGGACCGGCCTCCAGTTCCAGGGTGGCCACCACTTCAAAACTAACTGGCTGGCCAAGTTGTGCACGGGGCCGGTCAGTTACTGGGCGCACGCTTTCGTCGGAAAGGCCCTGGTGCACCATGTCGACCAACTCTGCCGGATCTTCCTGACTGTTGAGACGGGGTAGTACGGCAAGCGATACGTCCCCTGGTAGAGGATTGGCCAGGCCGGCGTCGTAATCGCATACCAGGACAATGGCCCCGGCCGGCAGCTGTGCTGCCACTGCGGCTGGCACGGGGACGGCACTGAATCTGGGCGAGTCCACCGATACGCTGGCGATGCTGGCAGAGGCACTTAACCCATGAAACTCATAAGCCCCGCGACTTCCGGCGCTGGAAAGGGCCTCCAGCGACAACCTGGTGCGGTATCGCAGGGCTTCGTCGCTTTCCATGATCGCGGGCACGGGCGGTACAGCGTCCGGGTCTGCAGGGCGCAGGGTCAGCTTTTGCACGCCGTAGTCCGCCGCACGGTTCTCCAGATCAGCGCCCGCGGCATACGCCAGAAGGCTGGCTTTGGCCGCATCATTTACGCGCTGCCGGAGCACCAGTTCGCGGTAAGTGCTCTCCTCGAGCAGCTTGGTGACTGGATCCGACTTCAAGGCAAGCCGTGCTGCGATAGCTGGCTGCTCGGCCGTTGGGTAGCTGCTGAGGTACTGGGCCTTGCGTGTGACCAGGAGCGCTTCGAAGTCAAGCATCTCCACAACGTCTGGCGGCGGCAGTAGGCTTAGATCGATCATGCGGGTGGCAGTCATTGGGCAGCCCCCAGCTGGATTGGCGTTCGGATGTTCAGTGCGGCATTGGTGTCGTTCTGCTTCGCCTCGATTTCCAACGTGGCGCTGCCCGACAGGGAATCGACGTCCAGGCGCACGACTGCCAAGGTGATGCGGGGCTCCCATTGCATGATGGCCACGGCCGAGGCCGCGTAAAGCCTCAGGCGGTTGGCCGCATTGAGGGGTTGGTCAATCAATTCGGGTACAAGGCTTCCGTAGTCACGGCGCATTACCCGCGTGCCGATGCGAGTCGTCAGGATGTCCACGATGGACTGGGCGATGTGGGCCTCTTCAGAAATGGGCTCGCCGGTGTGTCTGTTCATTTCACTGGGCTCCCGGTCTGACCTGGTCCAGGCATTACACCCGCGTGCACATGCTCAACCAGGCTGACGCCGGCGGCGATGACGTCGATCGACACCTCCACCTTGCCGGTGACCTTCTGGTTGCCGGTCTGGGTGTAGTTCCCTTCATGCACGATGTCACCGACGATGCGGATCCCGCCGTCGCTGATAACTTCGGATGTCCCGCCGGCCGGAAGAATCGCGCGCAGGTGATGGGCGACGCTGTCGTACTCGACCACAGCGCCATCGGCGTAGGTTCGGCGCTTGAGGCCTGCGCGATCGCCGTTGGCCGGGATCTGGTCACTGAACAAGCCGGCGATGGCGATGCCGTTGGCCAGTTGTCCACTGGGGGACAGCAGGATCACCTGCTCGTCTACGGTGGGTGGATCCCAATCCCTGTCGGCACCAGCTCGCAGCGCGAGCCAGGGCAACCAGGTAGTCAGAATGCCGCCAGTCCGAACCTTCACGCGCGGCGGCGCGTGCTGCACCTCGGCAATCGTGCCAAGGCGCACCAGGTTTTCGAGTAGACGGCTGATTTCGGCGATTGAGTTCATGGCGCGATGGTCGCGCCACGCACGCGCAAGCGCAGCATGCTGCGCTTGTAACGCGGGGGCCTACAGGCTGAGGTGGGAAAGAATGGCGTCCTTGAGGCTTTCAAGATCCGCGCTGCTGACGCCCAGCAATTGACGTTCTTCGTACTGGGCTGTTGGCCCGCGGGGGGCTATTCGGTCGCGCAAGCCGTACTGGTGCACGCGGGCGATGCGGCCAATCCGTCCTGAGAAACCGACCCCGATGCCTTTTGCGTCGCCGCTGGCTTTCAGGTAGCTCGCACGGCGCAGCTTCTGGAACATCTTGGCCTTTGCCTTCACGCGACCGACCTTCTCGCGCAGCTTGTGGGGCCGTCTTGGGGCAAACGGGGTCCCGTCGGGATTCCGCTGGCTTGCGATCCGCGTTTGCTGCTGCCGGCGCAACTGTTGAGCGAGGGTGCGCGCCAGTTTGATGCGGCCAGCTGGCTCAAGCCGCTGCAGCAGTGGACCGGCAAAGTCCTCTAGGTCCGTGAGGTTAGACATGGAATGGACGCCGTTGGTGCATGGCGGAAAGAGCCATGGTCTCAGCTGGGGCAGGTGGTTGCCATTCGGCCACAAGTTCGCCACCCGCATACAGGCTAATTGGGCCGTGTTCCACGAAAGGCTCATACGGCAGCTCGGGAGCGTGGGTTACCTGGAACGTCCCATCGTCCTGGCGCTTCACCACCACTCGTTCAGTCAGCGCCAGGGTGATGCTCATGTCCACTTTCGAGCCATCCAGGATGTCGGCCTCGAACTTGATACCTTCGGCAGACTTATCCAGGTTTGCCATCAGCTCAGACTGGTTAACCCTTGCCCAGCCCAGGATCGGCAGCATGACGCTGTCCGGATCGCCGGCGAAGTCGGTGAGCATGATTTGCAGCGTGTAGCCATATTCGAAGGACAGGCTTGCAGCTGCAGTGCACCTCACCTTGCCGGCATCAATAAACATGAGCAGTCGCTCGGGGTTGTTTTTCAGTCCTGGTACGGCAGCGAGCAGGTGCTCGCGAAGGCTATCTGGCTTGTCCATGGGTCACCTGGTGCTGGTAAACGAGATCGACCTGGGCGGCACATTCGGCCCAGGCCAGTTCGGTGCGCTCCTGGTCAGTCAGTAACTGGCCGTTGCGGTTTGGGGATGTCGCTTGAAGGGTGCACGGCACCACTACCGGACAGCCACTGACGGTAAGCGTCGGCGCCGGTGATGGCGGGGCGCTGCCGCAGCCGGCGAGCAGCATCAGGCAAAGGCTTGTCAGCCCAGTCCTGCAGTTCCTTGATTTCATGCTTGAGGTCCTCGATCTGCTGCTCGCGCTTGGACAGGCCTGTACGCAGCTCCCCTTGGAGCATCAGCAGCTTGTTCTGGCCGTCACGAACGGACGTCAGGGTGGCTATGAGTTCGTTGGTGTTGGCGAGGTTTCGGTCCGCGTCACCTTGGGCTCGATCACGCTGCTCTTCCAGGCGGTGCACGTTTTCCTGGGCGGTCGCGAGCATGTTTTGCTGACCCCAACCCCAAACGCCGAGCGCGATGGCGATGATCAGTGTTACGTCGCCGTAGTTCATTACGCCGCCACCAGCGCACGGTCCTGGTGGCGCTCGAAGGAACGCTGAAGTTTCACGTCATAAAGGTTTCGCTGGTAGTTGGGGCCGTTGTAGAGCTTGGCTACCGTCGCCCACTTCAACGCTTTGAGCGCCTTGTACAGCACCTGGTCGGTCTCGATGAATCGCACGAATGCGTCCAGCTGGTCCGCTTCGCTGCGTTTCATGGCTGTCACAAAGTCTTGGACGCTGGAGTAGCCGAGCCTTTTCCAGTGGTAGCCCATCACCTGGAAGCCACCCCAACTTGCCGACTCCAGCGCGGCTTGTTCGTCGAACTGGCCCGCCTGGGCGAGGCGCTGATGCTCAGCAGTGCCTCCGATATAACCGCCGGCCTTGGGGTTGATCAGGTTAGGCACCTGCTTGGCCAGGTCGGCTGCGCGCAGTTGCAGTTGCTCCTGGTCATCTGCCGGATCCCGTGCCACCTGCAGGCGTTCGTACATCACGTGGCGCTCAAACAGGATTACTGGTTTGCCGTTGTCGAAGAATCCGCAACCTTGGGATTCAACCTCGTTCAAGGCATAGACCGCGGCTACTGGGATGCCAAGCCGCTGGGAGGCTTTGACCAAGTCCGAGTGTTTCAGCAGCTTCCGGACGTCCAGTCCCATCAGGCTGGCCTGAGTTTTTGGCCCGGCCACCCCATCCGATACCAGGCCGGCCTTGAGCTGGTAGGCGCGTACAGCGTCTTCGGTGGCGTCACCGTAGTCGCCATCGGTCCCAAGCTTGGCGCCCTTGGCATTCAGCTTGCGCTGTAGGTCGCGAACTGCTTGAGAGCGATCGCCGTGACGAAGTGTGATCATGTGGCGGTTTCCTCTTTGCGTGTGAAGAACTTCTTCGCGGTGGCGCGGGTGAACTCGACGCCCAGCAAGCCGATGACGCCGCCGAAGAACGGGGCTGCGCTGATCGGAATGCCGATCAAGGACAGTCCATGGCTAGCCGAAAGCGCCAGGGCACCGCACAGCGGGGCCTCAACCGCCACTCGGCGGATTCCGCCACCGCCATAGATCACCCGAAGGGCTGCGATGACGATGGCAAGGCCGCCGGCGTACACGGCGGGCCAGTTGTGTTCGAGCCAGGCAGCGAGCCAAGCCCAACTCTCGGGGCGGTCAGGCATTTTTTTCCTTCCTTGGTGAAGTGGTGTGTACGGTCAGTCCCATAGGCTCACCGTCTGGCGTTCGGGCGCAGTTGTCTGGATATCGGGCAGCGTGACCAGAAGGCCGGCGGGCAGCACCGGGCCGTGGCTGGCCAGGCCAGGATTTGCATCGAGGACGGCTTCGGCCACCCCAGCAGTTCGGCCGTAGTGACGCCAGCACAGTGCATCGACAGTGTCGTTTTGCTGGGTTCGCTTCTGCTCAGCCATCACAGCAGCTCCACGGTGGTGCGCGATCTGCCCAGGAAATCACGGATGGCCCAGCGTTGATCGCGGCGGTAGTCATCGATGGTCGGCGCCGATTCGTCGGCGTTCTTACTGCCGCTGGCGGTAGTGTCGTAACCGCGGTACCGCTCGCAGACCTCGGCGCCGGCGGCACACTCGACAGCGCGGACGTATAGGTGTGTGCGCTCAACGTCGCTGAGGAACTCGTCGCCTGGGACGGTGGCCAGGGTAGTGAAGCCCTCGGCCTGTCTGGCGAACCGCCACTTGGCCAGGTCTCGATTGACGCTGATGATCGCTGCGACTACGGCGGTTTCGAGACGGGCAGGGGTGACGCTGGAATCAATGCGCAGGGTTTGCCGCAGCTTGTCCAGGTCGATGGACGGCCAGAAGGGGTCGCTGTTGATGTGGATGCCCGGCACCGACTCGCTCGGTACCAAGCCGCCGGCAATGAATCCGCTCATGGTCGTGCTCTGAATAGGTCGGCGGTGGTCGGGGCTTCACAGCTGAGCCAATGGCCACTGATCCGCGCCGAGCCGCCGGGTTGCGTGGGACGCTCGGTTAGCTGGCAGGGCCAGCGAGTTTCTTGAGGAGGCGCTCTGCGCGCTCCAGGTCTTTCTTGCCGCCGCAGTTGTTGTCGAGCTTGATAGCGTGTTGCAGCAGCTCGACGCCCGCTTCCACTTGGCCAGGCGAGCCCGGGTTGCTCTCGTCGAGGCCCTGCAGGGTTGCCCGAGCGAGTGCCAGCTTGAGCTTGGCCCGTGCTTCGTCTGGCATGTCCTGCTCTTCCGTGAGCAAGGCGGTGCGGAGCAGGTCGTCCACAGGGAAAGTGCCGCCGGCCTTCTGCGCGTTGAGCGCGGCCGTGGCGACTTCTTCGGCGATCAGGCAGCCCGTGGTGCGGGAAAAGCGGTTCGGGGTGGGCAGGTTGTGATTCAGCACATACTCGGCGATGTCCAGGCCACCCGGGAAATCACCAGCATCGAAGCGCCAGATCATCACGGTGGTAAGCACGTCATCATGGGCGCCTTGGCCAGCTTCAAGAATGCCGTCCACATACGGGACGTACTCGGGCAACAGAATGATTTTGAGCCTGGCTTTAGCTTGCTTTGACTGAACCTGCTTGAGGCGCAGCTGATCCTGCTGCAATTTGGCCAACATCAGCTCATAGCTGGTCAGGCCTTCCATCATGGCCGCCGGCGCAGTGGCGGCCGCGTCCTTGGCGGCCAGCTTGCGCAGTCGGGTACGTTGGGCAAGGGTCAGAGACATGGTTAGACCTTCTCGATGTTCTCGACCAGGGCGCAGGCGCCGAAGTCTTCCACGACATAGGCCTCGTTCGAGGATTGATAGTCGGCGACCTGGTCTGCGTCTGGCTCGTCACGGATGTTGCGGCGACGCTTGCCGTTCTGGACGTAGATCGAAAGGTTGGACAGGGGGCCCACCCACACACCGCCCTCGATGAAGAACGGCGCGTCGTACTCGATCGGCTTCCCACCAAGGCGGGTCTTGAGGATGATTTCATCCGCTGCGTTGGCTTCCTGGTTGGAGGCAGCGCCGTTTTCTAGTGCCTTCAGCTGCTTTTCGTGCAGCAGGGCAGGGTCAACGATCACGACCAGGTCAGTGCGTTTACGGTGCCACGGGTCGAGTAACTCGATGGCATCGAAGACCAGCGCGTCGAGGGTCTTGTAGTCGCCGGTAGCGCCTACGGTTACCTTGCCCGCCACTTTGCCTTCATCAATGACACGTTCCGGGGCCCGTTCGCGCATTTTCTGCAGCCACCCGACGTTCACGTCCTCAAGCATGGGGTTGGCGGCGAGGTCGGTGTCGGCAGCTGCACTCTTACCGTTGAAGCCGATCATGATGCGGTCCAAGCCCTGGCGCTCGGCGATGGAGCCGGACAAGCGGGTCTGGAAGTCCGGGAATTTCGCCCAAGCATCAAGCCGTGCGTAGGGTACGGCTGTGTCGAAGTTGGTCTTCTTGCAGGCGTAGGTGTCAGCAGTAAGTGAAGCCACGTCGCGAGGCTGCCGGCGTTTGCCTGGACCAGTGGCGGTGCGACTGGCAGTTGGGCCGTTAACGCCCAGCAGGATTGCTTCACCCTCGGCCTCGTCGACGCCGATTATGTTGATCTTTTTCAGGAACGCGCTGGATTCCTGGATGGCGGTTTCCAGCTTTTGTGCTGGGTTGGGTGCCACTGTATAGGTCTCGGTCACCGAGCCGACATCGTTGATTTTGGCCTGGTTGGTCAGGTAGCCATTGAAGGCGATCCGGGTAGCTTTTTGCATGGTGGGTCTCCGAACTGGTGGTCTGTGGGGCTACGGTGATCAGTACTCGGCCTGGATCTGCCCGTCGCCACCGGTCACTGGTGGGCGTTGCGTCTGGGAGTGGTCTTCGGTTTCGCCCAGGCGCTTGACCAGCTCGTTGAAGTCCTTGGAAAGCTTGTCGTGGTCGGCCTGGAGCTCCTCGCGGGCGTTCTTCTCCGCGGTGAAGGCTTCGGCCTGCTCGGCGCCATGGGTTGCGATCTGTTCGATCAGCTCGCCCAGGGCGGTAAAGCTGGCGGCATCCTTGCCTTCCTTGTCCTTGCTCTTACCGAGTAGTTCGCCGACCTTGTCGCGCAATGCCGCGAACATGGATGGGGTTTCGACGACTTCCTCGAATTTGAGGGAGACCTCTTCAGCGGCGCTGAACAGGTTGTCCTGGTGCTGTTTTCGAGCGGCCAAGCCGCTCTGCGAACTGAACTTGAGGGCTTCAGTACCCAAGCTGGCCGGGCTGTCAGTGACCGCCAGGCCGACCAGGTAGGCCTTGCCCGACTCGGCAAAGTTGAGCTGAACCTCTGCCGAGGTGTAGATTTTTTGGCCCTTCTTGTTCAGTTCAATCAGGCTCGCGGTTGGCTCGATCTTCCCGTAGAGGGCGAGCTTCTTCTCGCCGCCGATCTCGACCTCTTCGGCCTTCAGGGCCAGCACATCGCCAAACGAACCGAACAGGCTGTCCGGGCCCAGGCCGCGGATGTGCTCGCAATTGAGGCGGGCACCGTAGGTTTTCGGGTCATAGGTCGCGGCCATCTGCTCGATCCAGGAGCGTTCGATGGTGCGGCCGTCAGTGGTTGCGCCCTCGACGAAGATGCGGAACCAGTCGGAGCGGTAGTTCTTGGCGGGGGCGTTGCTTGCGGCCATGTGGGCAGTCCTCAGTGCGGTGGCGTTGTGCCTTGCGATGAGGGGCATGGTCCGCAGCCGGGACACCAGCGGCAACGTGCTGCACTTGTAGGCCTCACGGCTACAGTGGGCGCCAGTGGGTGAATACGCGCGCGAGCGGCAGCATCGGCGCCATGAACACTACCGCCCAACCCACACTCGATCCGCGCCGCCAAGCCAAGTTCATGTACTGGACGGGTTGGCGCATCACCGATATCGCCGCTTACCTGGACGAGAAAGAGAAAACCGTCCACAGCTGGAAGGCTCGAGACGAATGGGATAGGGCGGACAATGTCGAGCGTATCGGCGGCGCGCTGGAGGCGCGGTTGGTGCAGCTGATCCTCAAGGACGGCAAGACCAGCGGCGATTTCAAGGAGATCGATCTCCTACACCGCCAGCTGGAGCGGCAGGCACGTATTCAGCGCTACCAGGGCGGCGGTACCGAAACCGACCTCAACCCGAACATCGCCAAGCGCAACGAAGGACCAAAGAAGCAGCCCAAGCGCAACGAGCTGGACGAGGACCAGATCGAGCAGCTGGTCGAGGCGTTCCGGGACAGCTGTTTCGATTACCAGCTCGATTGGTACCGCGCGGGTAACCAGCGTACCCGGATGGTCCTCAAAAGCCGGCAGATCGGCGCCACGTTCTACTTCGCCCGGGAAGCGCTGATTGACGCCATCACGACCGGCCGCAACCAGATTTTCCTGTCGGCCAGCAAGGCCCAGGCGCACCAGTTCAAGACCTACATGCAGGCGTTCCTCAATGAGGTGCTGGGCATCAAACTCACCGGCGACCCCATCGTGCTCTGGAACAACGCCGAGCTGCACTTCCTGGGCACCAACTTCCGCACCGCCCAGGGCCGTTCAGGCAACTTCTATTTCGACGAATTCTTCTGGGTGCACGGCTTCGCCGAGATCAACAAAGTCGCCTCGGGCATGGCCCTGCACAAGAAGTGGCGCAAGACCTATTTCTCGACGCCGAGCAGCATGGCTCACCCTGCGTACACCTGGTGGACCGGTGAGCGGATCAACAAGGGCAAACCTACCGCTCAGCACATCCAGCTGGATGTGACTCATGAGGCGCTGCAGCAGGGACGGCTCTGCGAGGACAAGATCTGGCGGCAGATCGTCACTATCATGGACGCTGAAGCCAGGGGCTGCGACCTATTCGACTTGGATGAACTGAAGCTTGAGTACGATGCTGCCGCCTTCCAGAACTTGCTCATGTGCCAGTTCGTGGATGATGGGCAGAGCATTTTCCCTCTGAGCATGTTGCAGCCGTGCATGGTGGAAAGCTGGGATTGGCCAGGCTACAGCCCGTTTGCTGCCAGGCCCTACGGTGAACGTCCGGTATGGGTGGGCTACGACCCGGCGGAGACCGGCGACTCGGCCGGCCTGGTGGTGGTGGCCCCGCCACTGGTGCCGGGAGGGAAGTTCTTCGTCCTGGAGAAACACCAGTTCCGCGGGATGGACTTCAATTCCCAGGCCGAGACCATTCGCCAGATCACCAAACGCTACAACGTGGCTTACATCGGCATCGATACCACCGGCATGGGCAGCGCCGTCGCGCAGCTGGTGCGCCAGTTCTTCCCGGCGTTGCGCACCTTCAGCTACAACCCCGAGGTCAAAACACGCCTAGTCATGAAGGCCTGGGACGTAATCAGCAAGGGCCGCCTGCAATTCGATGCCGGCGCAACCGACATTGCCCAGTCGCTGATGGCCATCCGCAAGACCATCACCCCGGGCGGTCGCCAATTCACATACACCGCGGGCCGGAATGAGGCCACTGGCCACGCCGACCTGGCCTGGGCGCTCTTCCACGCGCTACACAACGAGCCGCTCGAAGGTCAGACCGCAATCAACACACGCATCATGGAGATCTTCTGATGGGCAACATCGATCAGGTCGGCGCGTTGCCGGCGCCCCCGGGTGAGCTGCTCGCCAACCCCAACGCCCGGGCAGAGGCGTTCACCTTTGGCGACCCGGTACCGGTCCTGGACGGTCGGGAGATCCTCGATTACCTGGAGTGCTACGACAACGGCCGCTGGTATGAGCCGCCAGTGTCGCTGGACGGCTTGGCCCGGTCATCGAGGGCCAGCGTGTACCTGCAGTCAGGCCTGATCTTCAAGCGCAACGCTTTGGCCAGGACGTTCAAACCCCACAGATTGCTGAGCCGTCAAGCGTTCGAGCAGATCGTCATGGATCTAGGCTGGTCGGGCAACCTGTACTTGGAGAAACGCGACAATATGCTGCGCGATACCCTCGGACTTCGACCATGCCTGGCCAAGTACATGCGCCGCGGCTCCGATCTGCAGACCTACTTTCAGGTGCGCGGCTGGCGGGATGAGCACGAGTTTCGGCCGGGCAGCATCTGTCACCTCCGCGTGGCCGATATCAACCAGGAAGTTTATGGCCTACCTGAGTGGCTGCCGGCGCTGCAGGCCGCATTGCTTAATGAGGCGGCCACGCTGTTCCGCCGCAAGTACTACCAGAACGGCAGCCATGCGGGGTTCATCCTGTACATGACGGATGCCGCCCAGAACGAAGACTTCGTCGACGACCTGCGCAAGGCGATGAAGAGCAGCAAAGGCCCGGGCAACTTCCGCAACCTGTTCATGTATGCGCCCAATGGGAAGAAGGACGGCATTCAGCTGATCCCGATCAGCGAGGTGGCAGCGAAGGATGACTTTGGCGCGATCAAGAACATCAGCCGGGACGACCAGTTGGCCATGCTGCGTATCCCACCTCAGTTGATGGGCGTTGTGCCTCAGAACTCTGGTGGTTTCGGGTCTGTGCGAGAAGCTTCAGATGTCTGGGCACTGAACGAACTTGAACCAGAACAGGCAAGGCTGCGCCAGATTAACGATTGGATTGGCGAAGAAATCGTTCGTTTCGATGTGAACCAGTAGACAATAAGCAAAAAAAAAGCGCCTAAAAGGGCGCTTTTTATAACCGATCTATTGACATCGGTAAAAAATGTGATACAATTCGTGGTTATGTTCAGCCACAAAAAGTAGACACATAACGGTATACGGATACTATACCCCTTTCACTATTAAGGGTCAAGCATAGATCTATAAAAACCTGCTTTTTGCGGCTGTCTTCGTGTTCTCCCGGGGCGTTACACGGGATCAACCTATGAAGGAGTCGCGTATGGACCCAGCAACCTTAGCCCTTGTGGCGACCGTGCTTGCCATTGGTTCAGCGTTCCTCAGCATCGTTATCAAGACGATCCAGCTGAGAAACCTGATCAAGCAAGAACGTAAGAAGTGATTGAAGACCGCCGGTTTACCCGGCGGTTTTTTTCGTACCTGCAAAAATGTGTCATGGGCTTGGCGGCGGTGATGACCCCAACTCGCTCAGTCGGCGCTTAGCTGCGTCTTCGATCAGAATGTATAAGCGCTCGGTTGTTGAGATGGGCTGTGCCTGTGCGAGCTCCAGTCCCTGGACTACTCCGTCAGCTCTCTCTTGAGCTAGTAGGCAGTCCATAGCTGTATCAGCTACCTGGATCCTATCCAGAAGACATCTGATTACGCTTATCCACGCCGCTGGCAATGACAAGCGAGAGAGCTGCTGCTCTATCGGACTGGTGCGTGCCACTTTCTAACCCAGCTCGATGTCGGTCAGCTTCTCTATCTGCTTCTTGATGAAGCCTTTACCGAGAGCGGCCAAGGTATCCAGCGTAAAGCCCCCGGCTGCGTTAGCTCCCTTTTTGGTTAGCGCCCAGATCGCATCATCCCGAACCGAATCGATGAAATCGTGGCCTTTTGGGGTCAGTGCTCTGAAGCTGAACTGCCCAGACGGAGTCATGCCCTTGCCGCCTGCCAGATCAACCCAACCGCTCTGCAGTATCTGACCGAGATGGTAATAGACCTGATCGTCGTCATAGCCGGGAATGGTTAAGTCTTTCTTGTAGCTGACCATGGCAATCGCGGTGGCTGGTTTGCTCAGCCCTTCGAGTTTAAGCATGAGCTGCCGGATCAGTTCTGGGTCCCTTTGCAT